ATAGGCTCAGTGATAGCTTCTACCGCATTGCCCTCAGCGTCTGTTAGATCAGAGGCAGTAAGCATACCAAACACAATCTTCTTACGTTTGATGCTACGGATAAGATCTTTAGTCTTCTGAGGTACCGCATCCCAGTCTTCGATGTAACCTGATGGACGACCTAAGTTAAAGCCACCCATGTTATCCTTGAGGTCACCCTTCAAGTCGGTAGACATCACTGTCTTTTGCATCTGGTTAGCTTCAGAGTCCCACTTGCTCCACTGTTGACGCACAGCAAAGATACGCACAGATGGATTAACTGAATAGACTTCTTTGTCTTCGCCTAGTGTGATCTTGTATGCACCAGCTGGTACAACCTCAGTCTTAACTTTCTTACCGCCTACATCCATGCTACCCATGAGGGCGTTGTGGGTCAGGTTAATGCGTGTCAGTGACGCAGACTTTGTCTCACCTGCCGATGAAGATACACCGATGGCCTCAGCCATAGACATACCCAGGTCTGTCGTGATTGCTAATTCATTGCTCATTTACTTACTCCGTTTATTTGAGTCAAAGATGCTTAGTTATACTCATGGCCCTACCTCTTGTCAAGGAGTTATTAGGCCACGTCTTTCTGTTCTAGCCAGTTAGGGCCAAGCCCTGCTTCAAGCATTAGAGGTACGTTCATAGTGACACCATAGGCATCCTCCACCAACTTGTTTAGTCCTGTGTTCATGTCCCTGATGATCTGAATTACTTTCTCCGTTTCATCTGGGTGTACGTCAATTACCACTGAGTCATGTACAGAGTTAACTACACACGATTGCAATCCATCAAGGTTCTTCTCTAACTCAATCAGGACTACAGGTACAACGTCTCCCGTAGCAAAGCCCTGCACTGGGTAGTTCTTGATCATGGTAAAGTGTGTGACACTACCATTGCTGCGGCGTGTTACATCAGGGAAAGCATACTGTCTGCCTGACACGTTAGTGATCTTCATGAATCGCATGGCCTCATTTCCTAACTCCTTATGCCACTTGGCTACACCATCATACTTCTTAGTGAAGTGTTCATAGTACGCAGCGACAGCCTTACTTCTGCCATACCCAGTGGCCCCGAAGAGAGGAGCAAAGGTGTGCGCCTTAGCTTCCTGTCGTGTGGTAGGCTCCCCTGCATCAGAGATAACCTTAGCCGTGTAGCTGTGTACGTCGAACCCTGTATTAATCTCTTGCAAAGCTGTAGCATCTTGACTGAGGAATGCAGCAGCACGGAACTCTAGCTGTGCAAAGTCTGCCTCCATAATCTGACCTCCTGCCCAGCGCGAGACAAACACTTTCTTAACAGGGAATGTACCGCCGCGTGGCATGTTCTGCATGTTAGGGTTGCGACCAGAGAAGCGACCAGTAGCTGTGATGTGTTGTGTTAGTGATACATGTAGGAAGTCGTCAGGCTTAGTGTACAAATCAATGCCATCCACAAAGCTAGACAGGTAGCTAGAGATAGCTGACAAACGCTTAAGGTCACCAAGGAAGTCAACAGCACTGTCCATGTTGTTGCTCTTAGCCGTAGCCATAAGCACATCAAGGTTGTCCTTACTGGTAGAGAAACCATTAGCACTCACCCACTTCTTGCTAGGTGCAGTGAAGCACAGGCCAGCTACATGGTTAGTCTCCTTTAGTTGATACCCTCTTGCATCGCAGTCCTTGCACTTGTTAGGGCGTGTATAGCGTGTACCATCCTTCTTAACCTTGTACGTCTTACCCTCACCCTTACAGGTAGGGCAGGTAAACGCTTTGGTACGCTTAATGACTGCACTGTTAGCTTCAACAGCAGCCTTAAACTCTTGCGGTGTATCCACGTACTCATACAGCGCAGCCCACTCTTTCTTGTTTAGGATGCGCCGAGAGAACACTACCTGTGATACCTGCTCAGGTGAGTTGAGGTTGATAGGTGTGTCACCCATTAGATCACGTGTCTTACGTGCCAAGCGTTCTTCAATCTCTACCTTCTCTTGTTCAAACTGTTTCCTTACTGCGTGTAAGGCTCCTCTATCCACCGCGATTCCTGACATGTACATTCTTGTAAGGGTCTTGCAGGTATTGAAGGTGACTCCTCGTACTCTGTGGAGACTGGCTGATTCTGGCTGGGCGTAGTCATGTTCGATGGCAAGGAACAACTCACGAGTAACGTCGAGATCACGCCTAAGATAAAAGCTAAGCTCTTTGAGAGGAATCTCATTGGTGTTGTATCCTTCCTTAAAGTATCTCTTAAGTGTATCATCTTTCTGAAACTCCAGTTGTCTACGCTCAGCACAGGCATCCATGCTCAGCGGCTCCTTCTGCCCTCGCAGCAGGATGTACTCTGCAAGCATGGTATCGTATATCTCACCGTCATACTTGAAGCCTGATTCCCATAGCCACATCAAGTCATGCTGTGCGTTGTGCATGATAAGCAGTGTAGTGTGATCCAGTAGTATCTGTATCTGTTTAGCTTGTACGCCCCCTACATCCTGCTTCTCCTTGTGGTTGAGCGTGTAGATGTTTGTCTCGTCAAGGTTGTCTACATTCTGTGTACCTACCTGTACAAGCTCTAGTCCTGGCTCGAAGGGGTCAAGCAATAGCTTACCGCCACGCTTAACTGTTGTGTTCTCTACGTCTAGTACAAGCCTCATGTCTTCTCCTATGCTAAGTACTGGCTACGAGCACCATCCAGATCACAGTGTACAACACCATGCCAGCCACCCTTTAGTTTATTCTTAGCGATGTTCAGGTGGCGCTGGGCATCTTCTTCATCACCCTGACCTTCAACTAACTGGTTCTTACTGATCAGTACCATCAGGTCCGCCTCAGCAGCCTTGCCTGTCTTACTGCCCTCAAGCATAGACTGATCTACATTCACCTTACCCTCAGCAACAGCAGATAGTTGAGACATCCAGATGATAGCACAGCCGTATTGCTTGGCGATGTTACGTGCATGGATAGCTGCCTCCTTGAGGTAAACGTCTGACTTGTCGCTTGTCTTGTTGGCGAACTTGTCACCCATGTCCAGCACTACAATGTCAGGCTGGTATGCTTTTACAATAGCCTCAACCCATGACATGTCCTTACCTGTGCTATCCTTGATGAAGATGTTCTCTTTGACAGGCTGGTAACGCAGGGCTGCAACAGGCAGGTTAGCCTTCACTTCATCCATGCTCATGCTGGTAGCTGCACTAAGGTAACGTGCGCCTACACGCTCATAGCTTTCCTCGTTACAGAGGATCATGCACTTAGCCCCTTGATGTGCGAACCCATCAGGTGCAGCGATAGTGCTGGCATGAAAGGATGTCTTACCTGTGTTAGGTCTTGCGCCTACAACTATAAAGTGTCCTCCACTGATACCCTCAACCTTACGGCGAAGAGATGAGATGTTCCACTTCCATTGCGACTGAATGTCGTTAGCCTCAAGCAGTGTCTCAATGCTGATATCATCCCAGTCGATCTTGAGGTTGGGCATGAAGTCGTCTTGATAGTCAGACAGTAGCTTACGTAGTGGCTCAAGGCTCTGCTGTGTGCCGTTCACGTAGTCAAAGCCAAGGTTAGCAATCTCTTCACCCACTACTTGCTGGAATAGTTTAGAGAGTACATCATCCGCGATGTCCTTACCAAGAGGGTTCTCTTTGCCAATCTTACGGAACAGATCACGGAATGCTTCTTTGTTGGCAGTCGTCATGCTGTTGTTGTTAGCATAGAAAAGGGCTTCAAGTTCAGAAGGACTTAGCGACTTGTCGTATGTATCCATAGCATAGTCGAGTGTCTGCTTGATCTTACGTACATCCTTAGTGAATATCTTGGACGGGCAGCGGATGCCTTTGTGGTTCTCATAGAAGTCTTTGTCCATAAGTGTACGGATCAATGCGATTTCCATCATGGTGCGTCTCCTCTTCTCTCTCTATTTTACTGAGCCTTCGCTCCAGTAATCCCAGCTGCTTATAACATTATTATTGTAGTACTCGTCAAGGGACTTCTCAAAGAGCTTGTTTTCCTTGTACTGACTACACGCCTTAAGTACTTCCTCAAGAGTGAGGTCTACCTCCACAGCAGCCCTACCGTCACTCTTCAGGATCGTTGTTTCTTTCGACATAGTATGAACCTTCTGTTGCTTGCATAGAAACTGTAAGATCGTGCCACTGCTGAGGTGAT